AGCTGATTCGTCGGATACGCTAGTCACCATAAGTTCAACTTATCATCAGCGGCCAGACTTGTTGGCATTTGACCTTTATGGTGACAGCAGACTATGGTGGGTATTTGCAATGCGAAATCCTGAGGTATTGGAGGATTCAATATTTGACTTCGCTAGCGGGACACAAATTTATATTTCCACTGCAGACACAGTGTTAGCAGCATTGGGGGTCTAACATAAATGGCTACTTCCGGGGTTGGTGAACCATTTAATCGACAGTATCCATCAGGATTTACTTTCCCAATCGATGAAGATGTTTTTCGGAAAAAAGGTGGAGCTGCCTTCAGAGCATATAAAACATTCATAAAAAACTCTTATGAGACCGCTGTAGCAGAAGGTACTCCCCCAAATATAGCTCAACAAAGAGCTAATGATATAGGACGCCAGATTTATTTTCAAGAGGCGGTTAAAGTTGGTGCAGCCGTAGACCCTAATCCTAACGACACCAGGCCCAGCGCACCAGCACCGATACCTGAAACCAGTAGACCTAGGCCATTGCCTACAACTACTAAAAAAACAACAACTCCAAGACCGCCCCCGCCCCCGCCCCCACCCCCGGCACCAAGGCCACCACAAAGCACCACAGGCACCACAGGCACCACAGGCACCACTAAAACACGAGGTAGTGGGGAAACAGCTAGATCTAATGCAACGTCTAATATTTTGCATGACTATGTTAATTATACGTACAGACTTAGTTTATATGCATTACGAGCTAGCGAATTTAATCGACTTGTAGCTGGTCTTACAGTGAAACCAACACTGTTGATAAGTTCGGGAGGTAGTGGGAAAAATAAAGCCCAAGGGTTTGATCTAGACTTTTATTTTGAAGATCTAGATGTATCCACTATCATTTCGCCTACAGTTAGCAATAGAGAAACAAATGCGTATGACCTAAATTTTACCATATTTGAGCCCAATGGGTGTACTTTAATTGACAAATTGATTGCAGTTACAGAGACACTTGCAGGTCCGGGCGAGGACAACTATGTGACTATGCCTTACCTACTTGAAATTAGTTTTTTAGGTTATGATGAAATGGGTAAACCACAACCGGTCAACCTTGCAAAAAAAACTATTCCAGTGTATTTGACTGAGATGAAAATTAAACCCAGTCTTGATGGCACACGGTATGTTGTTCGTGCTCAGCCTTTTAATCAAAACGCCTTGACACAAACTGTTGGAACAGTCCCAACACACTGCGAAATTAAAGCAGAAACGGTTGAGGCGCTGTTTAAGTCAACCGGAGTTACTGGCAATGGTATTAGAATAGCTATTAATGCTTTTACTAACGAAACCACCGCGGCTAACGAGATATTAGCCCAATCTTGGAATAGTGAACAACGGGCGGAAGCATATCAACAGTCAGAAAATGCCAGAACCCAGGTGAAAAAACCAATTGGAGCATCAAGTCTAGGAAATTTTCTAAATGAATGGCAACAGTATTTGGTTGAAAATGGTATGCAGGGTGTTGCAGACGAATATGATTTTATGTTTGAGCCTGAGATTGGGCTATCTAAAGTTGTATTACCTCAGCTGAACCCAGTTCAAAATACCCCCACTAATAACAGTACTAAGAATTCAGATGACGCAGCAGTGCAAGCGTTACTAAACGCTCGCCGTGCAGGCATTGCAACGTCTAGTACAGGGGTCGGCGTTTCTCAAATATTTGCTGGATCCGCCATTACTCAAGTTTTAAGTTACGCAGTTCGACATTGTAGTTTTATTCGAGATCAACTTCCTGACGATGGCCCACCATCACAAACCGGTACTAATACCGATTCTAGGAGTGCTGCTGCAACAGATTCGTCTAGGAACAATGCAACGCCTGACGCAAAAGAAGAGAAAATATTAAAATGGTTTTGGATAACTCCTAAAATAGAATTAAAACAGTTTGATAAAATTAGAAACACCTACGCTAAAAAAATAACTTATATTGTCAGCATATATGATAGTCCAAATCCTCGATACCCAGATGCCCCGCAAGGGCGAGCTAAAGATTATGTAAAAGAGTACAATTATTGGTATACTGGTAAAAATACCGACATTTTAGGTGTGGATATTAATTTTGATACAGCTTTTTATACTTCTGTGTCGGTTCGTACGTCAGCAGATCTGCAAGGTCAAGTTAGGCCACCAGTGGGAGGGAATGACACAAATACTGATGAACAAGCACGACGCGCTGCTGAGCGCAGTAGGTTACTTGCGCGAACCGGGTTGCCTTTTCCAGTTGTAACGTATCCTTTAAAACAACAGGCTGATTTGAGCCTTGGGCGGGACTCTGCTATAGATAGAAAGTCTATTGCGGTTGATGATTTAGCTGAAAGTTTAATGAGTCGCAGTCGGGGGGATATGGTGACCATGCGGTTGGAAATTTTAGGCGACCCTGAATTTATCAAGCAAGATGGAATTTTTGGCGACATTCCAAGCCGCAGTTCTAATAAAACCAATAGCAGCTTGACTACCAATCACGGGCGTGTCATAGTAAAATTCAATTTTGATTACCCTAACGATTGGGGACGCGATCGTGGGTTATTGACCGCCAGGGCACACCGAACGGTTTTCAACGGGCTGTATGGCGTAGTTAAGGTAGAATCAAAATTTGAACGCGGTATGTTCAAACAGGTTCTTGATCTTTATAGACTTCACGAGACAGCATATCAAGAAACCAAACCCGCACCCCCCACGAACTCTGATAAATCTGATAACTCTTTACTTGATCCAGGACAATAATGGCTACAAATAGAATAGCAGGAACCAAAACACCAGCGAGTTTTGCTCGTGAGCGAGCGCCCGGAACTCGTGTTGATTCAGGCCCGTATCTTGCCGAAGTCAAAGACAATTCAGATCAACTGTTCCACGGACGTTTGCGGGTTTATATTCCTGAGTTTGGCGGTAATCCCGATAATGACAAAAGCTGGATTACTGTTAACTATGCTAGTCCGTTTTTTGGAGAAGTAAATCCATATTACGAGCAACAAAAAACTAACAAAAATCCAATTTATGGACAAACACTGCAATCTTATGGAATGTGGTTTGTGCCCCCTGATCTTGGGGTTACTGTTTTAGTGACGTTTGCTGTGGGTAACCCAGCTTTGGGCTATTGGTTTGCCTGTGTGCCAACGCCACGTGCACATCAAATGGTGCCGGGAATTGCCGGGTCAGGTAGTTACCAAGAAATTGGATCAGCTACCAAAGCCGATTTCCCGCAAGTGCCGGTTGCTGAAGCTGTAATAAACAACGACCCTAATTTTTTATACAGTACCCGCCCGGTACACACTGCCCAGTTTGACATAATACGAAATCAGGGCATTGCTGGCGACCCGGCTCGCGGGATTATAACGTCTAGTTCACAGCGTGAATCACCTTCTAGAGTATTTGGATTTAGTACTCCGGGGCGCCCTGATCCTGATCCAGCATTTAGTAAAGATCAAATTCAACCGGATCCAGGGTTTGCCAAAAAGGTAGCCGATGCTGCTAATGGTACCAGTGCACAATTGGCTAAAGAATTGTTCATGCCCAAGGCCAGGAAAGGTGGGCATACTCTAGTTATGGACGACGGAGACATCACCGGTAACAATCAATTGGTGAGACTACGTTCGGCTACTGGGCATCAGATACTAATGAACGACTCTGAGGGCCTAATTTACATAATAAATGCTGCTGGCACTGCATGGGTGGAAATGACACCCGATGGCAGTATTAATGTGTATTCGGGTGGCGATGTTAGTATGCGAGCCCAAGGATCAATGAATTTTCATGCCGACGAAAGCATAAGATTTCACGCTGGTGGAAACATAACCATGAAATCTGTAGGGGCGCTAATTGCTGAGGGCAACGTTATTTCCTTAAAGTCTGAGTCGGCGCTGATAGCTGATGGTAAGGACGCATTATTATTGGTAAGCGACGGAACTGCTGCGTTGCATGGCGAAACGGTAGCGGTCACTTCAGGTGGAGACTTAACTATCAGTGGATCGGTGGATATTTCGTCTTCAGGCGGAAGCAAACCTTCTTCTGGAGCACCTGTTCCTACCAATGACTTTCCTGAATCTGAAAAGTCTGGATCAGTTTGGAAAAGCGGCGGCGGTAATGCTACAAAATCGTCAGTAGGTGTGTTACCCACTCATGAACCGTGGTTTCGACCACCCAAACAAACTGATCAACGGGCTGCACAGCGATTAAATGCGATTGGTGACAACTCTAATATTTCGCCTAATACTACCATTAATCGCGCAGCAGTCGCTAGTGCTAATTTCTCTAGTTTGGGCGGGGCTGCAGCTAGTCGAAGTAATAATGCGTTTAAATCAGACGGTACTGCACTGCAGTCGACTCCAAAAGATCTTCGAATTACTGAGGCACAAATCAACGCGCAGCCCGATCCACCAAATCCTCCAATTGGCAATTTAACCCCATTGCAAACTAAAGCACTGTTTACTCAACTGGGTCTACGTGAAAGCAGCTTGCGTTACCAAGTTGCTGGCGGAGTGACCGAATCTGGGCAGTACACCGGCAACTTTTTGGGCAAGTATCAACTGGGTGCAACGGCATTAGTTGATGCCGGGTATATTAGTCAAAAATGCTTGGATAATGAATATAAAAAGAATCCAACTTACTCAGTTCGCAGTGACTCTTGTTGGACTGGCAAAAACGGTGTTAATTCCAAGACTGATTTTTTAAACAATGCAGCAGCACAGGAGGACGCTATGCATAGTTTTACTAAAGAGCAGTATAAAACTCTGGTTACTACTGGCGCAATACGATCCAGTGATACTCCCGAGGAAGTTATGGGTAAACTGACCACAGCTCACTTACTTGGCACTGGTCCGGCAACTACACTATTCAAAACCGGTGTCGACGGTCAAGACGGCAACAAGGTCTGGGGTAAAGCCTATTACGAGCTGGGACGGCATGCAGCCAACGTAGCTGATAATATGGTATACAAACAAACTCTAGCACAAAAACCAACAGCTGGTAAAGCATAATAGGATTCAACTATGGCCACTTACATAGGATTTTCTACTAATCCCAAATTTAAAAATTTCAAAGCCACAGACTTTGATCTAGCAGTTGAAGATCTACTGAATCATTTTAATATCAGAATCGGCGAAAAACTCATGAACCCCACATTTGGGTGTGTGGTATGGGATATGCTGTTTGAAAATTTTACCGAGGATGTTAAAGCCCAAATAATTGAAAATATCGGGCAAATCATTGACAATGAGCCCAGGCTGAATCTTGTCAGCATAAATGTAGACGCATATGATCAAGGACTGCAAATAGATCTAGAACTAGAATATTTAAACAGTCCTTTGGCCACTAGTCTCAGTGTGTTTTTTGATCAAAACAGCGATCAAATATACGTGGCCGGGTAAGTTAAATACACGGTTAATGATAATCTATAAATATTTGATACTTACCTTGGATTAACTATGCCCAGTTCAGTGCGTCAGCAAACACTACTAGTAGCCGAAGATTGGAAAAAAGTTTATCAAACTTTTAGACAAGCCGACTTTCAAAGTTACGACTTTGAAACCTTGCGGAAGAGCATGATCGACTACTTGAAGCTGTACTTGTATGAAGACTTCAACGATTTTATTGAAAGCAGCGAATATATTGCGCTAATTGACTTGATTGCTTTTCTTGGGCAAAGCATTGCATTTAGAGTTGATTTAAACGCTAGAGAAAATTTCATTGACACAGCTGAACGCCGAGACAGCATCTTAAAACTGGCTCGATTAATCAGCTATAGTCCCAAACGCAATACTGCGGCTACAGGTTATTTAAAAGTGGAAGCAGTATCTACTACTGAAAATGTCAATGACACCTCTGGCAATATACTGTCTAATCAAATTATTAATTGGAATGATCCCAACAACGATAATTGGCAAGAGCAGTTTAATGCTGTATTTAATGCTGCAATGGCATCAACTCAGCGAGTCGGAAAACCGGCAGCACAGACCACAATGGGTGCGACTCGATATCAGCAATATCAGTTGACTCTGCCCAACGGCACAGTGCCAGTGTATCAATTTGGTGCTACAGTTCAGGGGATTGATACCATCTTTGAAGCAGTAGGAACTACTATTCAAGACGACGTATTACGCGAATCTAATCCGTCAATTCGCGGTGTTTTTGACCTCTTATATAAAAATGACGGGCGGGGAGCGCAGTCACCACATACCGGTTTCTTTGTAAAATTTGTGCAAGGAAAATTGGAAAACCAGGACTTTACCATCGCGGAAAGTGTTAGAAACAGAATTTTTTCAATCAATACCAGTAATATCAACGATACTGACGTATGGTTGTTTGATGTTGACTCTGCAGGTGCTAGTAGCACCATGTGGAAAAGCGTTCCGACCCTAGCTGTTTCCAACGTTGTGTATAATTCGGGCGCCAACGCATTGAAAAAGCTCTATCAAATCACTAGCAGAGCCAACGATCAAATTGATTTAAATTTTGGAGACGGCAATTTTGCACAGATACCTGTGGGCACTTTTAGACTTTATTACAGAACTTCGATTGGGGTAGGTTTTAAGATTCTTCCCACAGACATGGTTCGAGTGCCAATTGTCATTGATTATCTTAGCCGAAATAACAAAATTGAAACATTGTCTTTAGCTGTGAGTTTAACTACAACGGTAGCCAATGCCAGCGCCAGTGAAACCATTGAAGAAATACGGCAACGTGCTCCTCAGCAGTATTACACACAGAACCGTATGGTCAACGGTGAGGACTACAATTTACTGCCCTATACTAAATTTTCTAACATTGTTAAATCCAAAGCAGTGAATAGAACCAGTAGTGGCATTAGCCGATACCTCGATGTTATTGATGCTACTGGCAAACAGTCAACTACCAATGTGTTTGGTGACGATGCAATTATGTACGCAGAAAATACTGTGCAATCGTTTACATTTGACTATGCTACCAGCCTTGATATTTTAACCATGATAGGTGGCCGGTTAAACTCGGTGTTGCGTAGTCGTTCAATGTTACAGTTTTATTATGCTTATTATCGAAGATTCACTTCATCATTGGTGTGGCAACTCAGTACTGTTGGAACTAATCAAGCAACTGGATTTTTCAGACAGTATAATCGAAATCAACCTGATCCAATTGGCCCAGACTACACCAGCAATATTGTTAAAGGAACAATAGTAAAATTTGGGGCTCCTCAAGGTTCTCCTCAGGTCCCTAGTAAAAAATACCCTGAGCCAACACATTTTGATTCAGACAATAATTTGATGCTGGGTCCACCAAATTTTACTACTGGCGAACGACTTTATCTTTATGCTACTGTAATGACAGTGCTTGACAACGGGACTAATGAAGGATTGGGAAATTTACTTGACGGTACTGGTCCAGTATCATTGAATGGAAAAATCCCCACAGATGCCGAAGTTATTGAGTTTATTCCCGGGTGGGAAAGCAGTTTTAGTGGTGAGTTTACTGGTATCATTGTGGAAAATATATTGGCTAATAAAAACTTTGGTATAACATACGACCCGGCAAGCAGAAATTGGTTAACAGTTCCATTGTTGCCCCCAATCGACCAACCATTTGATCAAATAAACAATCCTTGGCTAGTTAGGTTTGATTATGCGGCTGGGGTATACAAAGTTTCCTATAGATCTCTAAAATATCTTGTAGAAAGCCCGTCACAAACTCGGTTCTATTTTGATCCAAATGTGCGAATTTATGATTCTAAAACCGGGCAAGTAATAGCTGATCAAATTAAGATACTGAAATCTAATTCTCAGCCCGATAATACACTGGGTTTTCCGCAGGATCAAATTTGTTATGTATATGCTCCAGTTATGGAAGTTGATGGTTATATTGATTCTAGACGTATAGAAGTTACGTTCGCCGACAGTGATGGTGACGGGACCGCCGATGATCCAGATTTTTTTGAGACCATTGTTTTTTCAAAAATATCCACAAATGTTAATGGACTAGTGAATCGATCAAATTCAGCTCGCGATTACATCAAAACATCATTGATATTTAATAAGAAAGATATTGATCAGTACAACTATGTTAAATGGCTGCCCATCAATAAAGGGGAGGTGTTGATTTTTGATAGCAAAGACAAAATTGAGTCTGTAAAAAAACAATACATGGTGGGGCAACTTTATTATTCCTCAATTGAGGGGTCAATGTATCAATCAATTAAAATTAACAACGGAATTGAAATAAAAGATGTTTCGGCTGATTATTTGATTAGGGAAGGACGCCAAAACCTAATTTTTCAGTACAAGCATAATAGCTCACAGAATCGAAGAATTGATCCTAGCCCAATCAATATTATTGATCTTTACATTTTAACTAAACAATATGATACTGATTATCGTCTATGGGTGCAGGACAATACTGGTAGGGTAGTTAAACCTTCACTACCAACACCCGACGAGTTAGAAGCAAGTTATTCAGATCTTGACAATTACAAGATGATTAGTGATAGCATAATTTACAATCCTGCCAAGTATAAACCCATATTTGGGCCAGACGCTGATCTATCTTTGCAGGCAATATTTAAAGTGGTCAAGGCCGGCGGAAGTTTGGCTAGTGATGCCCAAATAAAGTCTGGACTAATTTCAGCAGTAAACACATATTTTGCTATTGAAAATTGGGATTTTGGTGAGTCATTTTATTTTACTGAAATGGTAGCTTATCTACATCAGCGACTAGCATCTTTAGTGAGTAGCATAGTTATTGTGCCGGTACAGGATTCTAGCAAATACGGATCACTACAACAAATCAATGCTGAACCTGATGAAATTTTAATTAGTACTGCGCGTGTGGACGATGTAGTCATTATTCCTGCACTTACTGCAGCACAATTAAATTCGGTAGTATCTAATATTTAATTATGGCGCAAAATAAAACTACAAACTTATTACCAAATAAGTTTAGAACTAGTTCAAACACTAAATTTCTCAACACGATCGTTGAGCCGTTAATATCTGATCCTGAGTTAAGAAGAATTAACGGATATGTGGGACAACACTTGACTAGATCGTTTACAGTTGGTGATGGGTATATTCAAGAATCTACCGTAGAACGTCAACAACGACAGCTTGATCCAACCTTGGTTGTTTACGATGCAGTGACAGAAAAAACCAAATTAACTGTCAGCTATCTTGATTTACTGGCTAAGTTACGATATCTAGGCAGCACAGTTGAAAACGAAAGTATATTGTTTGAGCAGGAATACTACAATTATTATCCTCATTTTGATGCTGATAAGTTTATTAATTATGCTCAATACTATTGGGTTCCATCTGGTATTCCGTCGGTTTTTATAGAATCCAACACCGTTATTAATATCAGTGATATTTTAGGGGAGAAAAATTATACTAGCCCCAATGGAGTTGTTTTTACCAACGGTTTAATAATTAGATTTGTATCGCTCACTGACCCCGTTGAGTATCAAAATCAAGACTATTATGTGGAACGTGTAGGAACAGGAATCAGACTAGTAGCAAAAGATTCATTGATAACACCTGAGCCCTATTACCCTGATTTGGCTATTCCCTTTGAAAGAGACGTACTATTAGATATTCCATATCCTTATGATACAGGGGGATATGACGTTGATCTTGGATTCCCGTTAAATCCAGACTATTTTGTTATTAATAAATCTGATCGATCCTTAAATGCCTGGGCACGAGCAAATAGATGGATGCATGTTGACGTAATTCAAGCGGCCGGCAATTATCAAAAAATCAATGTTGACTTTGCACGGTTTAAACGAGCATCTAGGCCTATTTTTGAATTTGATCCTGACATCGCATTATTTAATCACGGCGTTAATTTTTACGGGGCTGTGGATTTATTTGACAATGTCACTCTTGATCCATTTAGTGATGCCGGTTACGCCGGGATACTAAATGCAATAATTCCGCAGCTAATTGACACAGTAAAGATAGAACAACAATATAAAATAATATTTGTTGCGGCACTGGATCCTAATGTAAAAAATAAAATTTATACTGCCAGTATTGATTTTTTTGGAAACCCGGTCCAACCAAGAATTAGTTTAATTGCTGAGTCTAGAGTTCTATTAGAAAATTCTAATTTGATAGTAAAAAATGGATCATACCGAGGAATTTCTTTTTTATATAAAAATGGTGCTTGGCATGTGGCCCAACAAAAAACTAAACCAAATCAACCACCACTGTTTGATCTATTTGATCAAAATGATAAAAGTTATGCCGATATCGAACACTATCCCGGTAGCACATTTGTAGGGACAAAACTGTTTTCTTATAAGGTTGGTAACGGGGCCAATGACACCACGCTGGGATTTCCTTTAAGTTACAAAAATATTGGCAATATTGGTGATATACAACTTCAAGATGAGATAGCTGCTGGAGCATTTACTTATCTTGAAATCACACCTGGATTTGGTTTGCCGACGACATCGGGAAAGATTCAAAAGTCTGGTGAATTAGTTGATAATTGGCAATTAACAGTTAATCCATCATACCAGCGACAAATTTTTGAATTCACTGTAGGGGATTCGTCATCGTACGTAATTGACATTGTTCCTATAGACGGAAAAAATTCTATTGAAGTTCATGTTAACGCAGAATTTTTAACCCAGAATGATTTTAATTACGATTCAAACACTAAAATAGTAACAGCTCCTGGCAGATGGAATGTTGGAGATTATGTTAGTATTTTAGTACATAGTGATCAGACATCCAACCGAGCCTATTACGAGTTACCAGTAAATTTAATTAATAATGCTGACAATCAAATCGTTACAACAGCAACTCTAGGGCAAATAAGAAATCATATCGGAGCATCTTATGGTTACGGATTAGGCAGCGTTGTCCCGTCAGTGCGCGATCGCTCCAAATCCTCACTGCTGGCAGGTACTATTTTGCAACACAGTGCTCCGTTAATACCGGCAATGTTTTTTTTGTGTAACGACGAGTTTGATTTTATAGTCAGTTTAGAGCAAGCTCGTACCGCATACAGCTTTTTCAAGAAAAGATTTTTGGATGCAGCATCTACATTAGGGATATTAGATTTTGATGATGTCCCTGCATCGGTGGATATTATCTTGGACTATCTAAGTCAAAATAGTTCACCTGACATGCCGTATTACTACAGCGACATGGTAGCACACGGCACTCAACGAACAACGATTACATATCAAGTTTTTAATACGCAACAAAAAAATTACGGCATAAATTCAATTTTTGATAATACAGTACCATCGGCTAGATCGGTGTTAGTTTATAATAAAAATTCTCCATGGAAACAGCTAGTTCACGGAAAAGACTATATTTTTGACACTGAAAAACCCGGTATAATTTTATTAATTGAATTGGAAGGTGGTGGTACACTGGAGATACGTGACTATGCCAGTACCGATGGCGCTTATATTCCCGAAACACCAACCAAAATGGGATTATGGCCCTCTACTGCTCCAGAAATTAGAGTTGACCGCAGTTTCCGTGATCCACAAACGGTTGTTATAGGGCATGATGGTAGCCGTACCGTGGGATTTGGGGATGTACGTGACGACATGTTGTTGGAATTGGAATTAAGAATTTACAATAATATAAAACAACACGTTCCTCCCGAAGCAGTACACTGGCAAGAAGTACAGCCAGGTGCATTTAGATCAAATGGATATACTGCTGATCAAGTCAATCAAATTTTAGCACCCTACTATTATCGGTGGCGTGACGAAAATAATCTTGATTTTACATCGATAAAATTTTTTAAAAATAGCGATCCTTGGTCTTGGAACTACTATAATCAATTAGCTCGAGACAATTCTCGACTTAATGGATCGTGGACTGCAGTGTTTCGGCATTGGTACGATACTGTTGAGCCTGACACTAGGCCTTGGGAAATGTTGGGTTATACTAGTTGTCCGGCTTGGTGGGAAAACAAATATGGACCAGCTCCGTATTCATCGGGCAATACTATTCTCTGGGATGACATACGGGATGGAGTGCAAACCGCAGATAATGGCATTGATACTATAGTGAACCCATTGTTTGCTAGACCCAATATTTATAGTTATTTGCCGGTAGATGCAGCAGGCAAATTAAAAACACCATTGGAATTATTTGTTAAAATATTTAATGGGACTATAACCAATACCGAATATACTTTTGGTATGGAGGATCCTGTAGAGCATACTTGGCGTCGCAGCAGCGACTTTGCATTTTCTGCTCAAATAGCCATGGCTGTATTAAAACCGGCTAGATATTTTGCACAATTTGCTTCGACCCCGCTGACATTGACAACAAAATCTCTAGACACTGTGGGCTTAGTTCCTTATACTATACCCACTTATGAATTTGCCGTAACGCCAATTGATCCAACTTGGGAAATAGTCCTTCGATTAACATATGATTTTGTTGTTGAACCAAATAATTTATTTTTTAATATTACTACTGCCCCAACGTATTTGTTTACCGTGACACCAAATAGCGAAGTTTGGGCGATTAAATTGCCAACTACAACTACAACTACCTCTACCTCTACCTCTACTACAACTACCTCTACAACACCAGCACCACCAGCAGCTGGCACTAGAATAGAACCCTGTGACGTCGTAGTGACATTTGAAGGTGGTATATCGTTCCCTTCAAAATTTTTAGTTGACTTTGGGGTCAATACTGCCGGGGCGGTTACATTCACATATACCGCACGTTATATTCCGGACAGATTTGTTGTTATCCACGATGGGGTCATACAAATAGACACTGGATATGTTGGGAACGGCACCGATAACATTCTAATATCACAAATTAATAGTGGGTTAACTAACTTTCCTCCATCAACTATTATAGATGGTGTTACAATTGCCCACACGCCAGTAACTAGTATAGGTCCAAACAATTTTAGTACAGGGGTAACATTTACTAAACTGCCTAGCCAAAGATATGCAACTGTATTGGTATTTGCACCATTGCTCGGAACAGCCTGGGATTGTAAAATAACTTGTGCTGCTCCAATAACTACTACAACAACTACTACAACTAGTACAACACCAACTTCTACAACTACTACAACTAGTACAACACCAACTTCTACAACTACAACCACAATAGCACCAACTTCTACAACTACAACCACAATAGCGCCAACGACAGCAGCACCAACTTCTAC